GACGGCACATCGGGAGTGGAGGGGTTCGATGATTTTGTTTTTGTAGTTACAGGTAAAGATGAATCGGCAATTACGACTAAATTCCTCAATAGACGCCCGTAAGAGGAGTTGAACGTCTGGGGTTGTGTTATCTGCCTCATCAATGATGATGACTTTGTGTTTAGCAGTTGACGAAAGCGAAACGGTCGAAGCGAAGTTCTTCGCATTGTTTCTGACAGTATCAAGGAATCTACCTTCGTCGGATCCGTTAATGACATAAAAATCTACTCCCAATTGATTACAAAGGGCTTTGGCAACCGTGGTCTTACCAATACCAGGCGGTCCAGCAAGAAGCATATTTGGAATTTCACCCTTATTTAGAAAGTCACTAAAGGTTTTCTTAATACTTTCTGGGAGAATACAATCTTCAATAGTACTAGGTCGGTACTTTTCAACAAAGAGAAACTCTTCTTTCATAATTAAATCCACGAGGGTTTTCGTTCAGGCATACGAAGATAGTTGGTTGCAACCCAAGGTTTGGATGCAATGTATCGTTTGTATGCAGTAAATGTATCGATGGTATCATCGTATTTCCATTCTTCGGGCATCGCACGAGCGAATGGTGTCACTTCTGTAATCTTACCTTTGGGAAACAAATAGTATGCATCCACAAGAGTTTTATAACAGGAGTGAGTTTTATTATATCGCAAAGTGTATTCATCGCACAAGTTAAGACCCCACTTGATCAACCAATATGCATTGTTGATGGATTGTGCAGCCCATTGAGTGCAAGGATGATTACGAAAAGCCCCCTTCTCGGTTTGATAGGGAGTACCATCAGACTTAGGAAGAGGGCCGTAGTTATGATACCACTTGGATGCCACGATGGAAAGCATTTGACAACATTCCAGTGGCATTTTTACGATATGTTTGTCAGGCAATACCACTGCAGATTCTGCAGGATATTGACTTGTCACAAAGATATTCATCCGAAAGTCGAATCAGGTTCCAGAGCAATATAATACTTCAGATCAAAGTCTTGATTGGAGAAACGTGACAAAAGTTTAGAAGACACAACAACGTCATAAGAACCAGGAAGAATCTTGATGTTCTCAACTTTGAAGTTGAACACAAACTCAGAGTCAGTTTCACCAACGACAATCGAGAAGTCATTAGAGGTATCGTTTTTCTTATCACGAACCACCAGTTTCACAATACCAGCCTCTCCCACTGCAGACAAGTCAGGCAGTTGGTACACTGCAGCAGCCTTGAGCAGTTTGTCCAGTTGTTGAGTATTCAGTTGGAAACACACATCTTCACTGGGCAATGAAATCTCTTTGTCAGGAGGAACCACAATCACGTTCGGATCTGCAAAGAAATACTTGGAACGCATCTTACCTTCACGGATAACTGCATATCCATCGTTGTTGAAATCCAGTTCAGGATGTTGGTGAAGATTCAAACCATTCAGAAATTGGTTCAGATCATAGATACCAAAGTCTTTGGGAATCTCTTCTTCGATTGCAGCTTCCGCCAAGATATTCTTCATCACAGAAATGGTGCGAAGAGAACTACCCTTCTTAAACAGAATGGACTGATTGATGGAGGAGAAGTTCTTGAGAAGAGTCAGAGTTTTTTCAGAAAGTTTCATAGGTTCCCGTAGTTTCATTGTGAAGACCAGCAAAGTGGTAGAGGAGAATACAGTAATGAATCGCCTTTAGAATGTCAAGACGCGACTTACCACCTTTCCTACCGAAGCGAGAAAGATATTTGATGGCGTTTGACCGAGTAAAAGGTTCAGCATCACCAATACTCTCAATCAAATCAAGAGTTTGAGTCTTGGATTGTTCAGAAGTATAGTGGGCTTTATACGTACTGACAAGATACTCTTCAATGTTCTTCAGAGTCTTGTCTTCATTGTACTTCCAAAATCCATTTGGATTTGTGTTATCACTCATAGTAATAGTAAAAGTTGTGTCAGACATTAGAGGGGAGGCACAATAACCTCCCCCAATTATATCAGAAAGGGGCGTCTTGAGCAACCTCTTGCGAAGGCATTTGGAAATCAACGTCCACTTTGTCATAAAGTTCCAAGAACGACTGTTTGGTTTCATCATCGAATCGAGCGGTACAAACATCGATCGCCTTTGCCTTGTTACCAAAGATACTGTAGGCACGGATGATGTGAACCAAGCGACGAGTGGAAATGATCTCTTCGATACCACCATCGTAGAAGGTCTTACGGATGATATCAGCCCAATCAACAAGCCGTTTGCAGAAGTCACGATCTTCTACACCCAGATCCAGAGCGATACCTTCAAGGATCTTCTGTTCGGTTGCAGGAGCGGGATAGGACTGTTCAAAGGTCACAGGGAAACGCTCAAGGAACGCTTCGTTGAGAACATTGGTGCCGATGAAGCGACCATCATCACTACCCTTACCTTTGGTATTGGCAGTGGCGATCACATTGAAACCAGCAGCGGGTTTCACGAAACGACCGATCTTCTTCAAGAAGACACCCTTACCTTCAAGGATGGACTGAAGACACAGGATTTTGTTAGAAGCAAGGTCAATCTCATCCAGAAGCAGGATCGCTCCACGTTCCAGTGCCTCTACAACGGGGCCATTGTGCCAGGCAGTTTCACCATTCACCAGACGAAAACCACCGATCAGATCATCCTCATCAGTCTCAATCGTGATGTTGACACGAATCATTTCACGTTTGAGTTGAGCACAAGCTTGCTCAACCGAGAACGTTTTACCGTTACCCGAAAGACCCGTAATGAACGTAGGGTAAAAGATACGGGACTGAATAATTTTTTTAAGATCGTTAAAGTTACCAAACTTGACGAAGGTATCATCTTTATCAGGAATGAGATTTTGTTCAACGACAGGAATCACAGCGGGAGCAACAAAACTACGCTCGATCTGTTCAACACGTTCTTGAGTCACTTCCAGATTCCAACGACCACGACCAGTTTTGTAACTCTCAAGACGACGAGTCACAGTCTGATAGTTCAGACCACGAGAGGCGCAAAAACCCTTGAGGTCGCCAGTGGTAATATCAGAACCGTACAGTTCTTGGATAGAAGCAATCAGTTGTTCGTCGTTCACAGAAGATTTACGAGGCATAATGAGTGGTTTGTTTCAACAGACTTATTATACACACAAAAAAGGGGCACCAAAGCGCCCCCTGTGACAGTTTAGAAAGTGGGCTCAAACTCCTTTTACACCAGAGGCATTAGGAAATCCATTTGGATATGGTTTCAGTTTATCCAAAGACTTTCTGGTCTTATTGAGATCGTCTGCCATACCATAAGAACCTCTTCTTTGATCATCCACAACAGCAGCTGCTCTTTGTGCAATAGCACTCTGTTCAACAATACTTTTCTTCCACTCTTCGCTCATATTTCTCATAATGACAAATGCAGATTCTTCGTTATCAGCATAACCTTCACCAAGAAGATAATCCTTGATGATATCAAACACATCGGTAAAATTCTCCTCCATTGGTTTTGGAGTTTGTTTTACTTCTTTCTTTTCTCTCTCAACTTTAAGAACATCAGCAGGGTTCGATGAAGCAGCCTCATAGATTGAAGAATATGCTTCTAACAAATTATCAGGTCTTGCAACAGATCCGTATTGAGAACCGCCAAGTTCTTCTTGTGATTTTTGACCAGTGTAAGACATACCACTGGAAATCATATCTTTAGAAACTCTATGATCCATTTTGTGACAATTTTTTTAAGTATTTAGTCACACAACCAATTCAATAAAATCCCCGAGAATCTTTTTGTTCATTTTCTTGGACTTCAGACTCTTTACAAAGGCAGATTTGATTTGAGATTTAGTAGCATCTTCCGCAACATCAAACTCAGTGTCTTGAGAGAGAGCGTTGGCAGAGAGACCAAAATAAGCGTGATACCCAGACTTTTTAATCACAAACGACTTTTCTTTCCTCCAAGTGCTAATCGTTTTTTCAAGGTCTGGGCCATACCACCCACAATAACGACGAATAAAGTTACCAGCATCACGACCTTCCAGAACACGAATACCGATGAAGTTAATGTCGGCAAACTTGTCCCTCAGATTGTGAAGAAAAACATCGGTGATTTGATGCCATTCACAATCCATAGAATATGTGTTTCCAGTCTTACGATCACGCAGAAATGTATTAAATCCAACAGTAGCAGTTCCCAGAAAAGGACCATCTTCCCATTGACGTTTCACTTCACGGTGATACTTAATACCACACGCTTCACCATCAGTCAGAATCACACACTGAACTTTCTGAAGTTTGTTCTCCTTTTGAAACTTAGGCAGAATCTGGTGAAGAGAAATCAGGGCTTCATTCAAAGGAGTTCCTGAAAGAGAAAGACCGAGAGGAATAGAATAATGAGCATAACAATTACGACCAAAGGCAGTAGCAAGACGAAAGATATTCTTCATCTGTTCTTCCAGAGTCTTAGCATTCACTTGACTGGTAAGAAGATTCATCATCGAGAACCATTCACCAACTTGAATCAGACCATCTTTCTTTTGATAGGAAAGTTCACGAATGTTTGCTTTACCATACTCATCATAAGAAACAAGAGGATATTCGGTCGTGAAAGCATAAACCTCAAACGGAATCGAAACTTTCTTACAGAACCAAACAAGGTTGAAGAGTTGCTTGACCGTATCCAGCATCACATCACACATCGAACCAGACCAGTCTAGAACAAACACCAGACCGTGATTCTTACCATTAGCAAGAGTGGTGACTTTCTTGAAGAGATCTTCATTGTATTTGTAGGTATGAAGTTTAGAGCAGTCCAGAACACCAGTACGGGCTGTGGTGGCACGAGCATAAGAATCTGCGGCTTTCTTACATTCAAACTCCTTTACCAGATAGTTGACTTCTTTCTGGGCAGAACGTTTGAACTCATTGAACTGACTATCAACTGTACCAAAAATTTCTTGGTAAGAATATCCAGTATTTTCAAGAAAACCACCCCAAGCTTCTTTGCAACGAAAATGAATTTCTTCATTCGGAACAATCACTTTTTTCAGATCGAGTTTAGGAAGTTCCAGATAAACATTTTCGGGGCCACTATTGTTAACAAGATCTTTGAGTGCCTCTTCCAAAGAATCCATCGTCTTCACTTCAGGTTCTTCATTCTTCTCACCACCCCGTTCTTGAGTAGTATCACCCTTTTCTTGAGTAGTTTCATCAGAGGCGGAACCTTCAGAATCATTAGACTCAGGTTGGTCATTATCACCCTCTTGTTGATCACTGAAATCAGAAGCGGGCTGATTATCAGCACCACTCTGCTGAGACTCAAGATTATCCAGAGAGATCTTGGTCTTTTCTTGTTGTTTGTGTTTGCAGTATTTGTAGAGTGATTCTGCAGCAATCAACACATCAGCAAAGGTTTCAGTGTTGGCAATCAGATTGATGATTTCAGTCTCTTCTCCACGTTCAATAGGAATATCAATGTAGTTACCGACCTTGAACCACAGATTCACACGGTCAGCAAGATTATAAGTTTCCAGATTGTCGTCTTTGATTTGGAAGAAATCGTCATCAGCAAGTTCCTTGTAACCGTTATAAAAAGTCTTGGCAAGACCAGGATAACGACGTTTCATCAGTTTCTCAATACGAGCATCCTCAACCACATTTACAAACTGTGGGGGAACTTTTACTTTCTCCAACCAGTCTTCATCAGGCGTATAGAGGGCGTGTCCGACCTCGTGACCCACCAGAAGGTCATACACAGTGTTGCTTGCCTTCTCCCACATCGGTAGAGTCAGCACACGGGTATGAACGTTGAAGCAGGCAGTCTCCACCTTCTTGTGCTCAACCACAAGGTCTTCAGTAGCAAGAAGTTTGGCAAGTTGGGACTTGATTTCGTGGCGGACGGTCATTGGTTTGTTTCAGATGAGCCC